ACCTCGTTGACCGTTTCCCATTCGGGTAACGTATTTGTTTGTGGAGGTTTTTACGCCCGTAATATCAATATGGATGGGTACACACTCAATAATAATGGTTACTACAACATTTTAATGTCTGCATATAATACCGATGGACAAATAAGGTGGGCAAAAAGCTTCGGTGGTGGTAGTCAGGACTTTTCATCAGACATCTGCGTTTCTTCTGATAATTATATTTATTTATGTGGTTCCTACACATCAAATACTATTTCTTTCGACACGACAAAACTGACTGATCCTTTACACTTTAATGTTGCTTATATAGCTAAATTCAGTGATGATGGAAGGGGTATTTGGGCGCAAAATATTTATGGTGCACAAAATACTTCTGCTTACTGTATTACAAGCGATAATTCAAATAATGTTTTCTTAGCCGGCTTTTTTGATTCAACTGCCGTATTCGGTGCCGGCACCTTGATCACAACACTTTACGGGTATCCTTCTTTTTTTGTTGCAAAATATACATCCGACGGCCTCGTATCCTGGAGCAGGGAAATAACTTCAACAGTACCTGGAAATTTAGATTTGCGCGATATCACTTCAGACAAATGCGGCAGCCTTTGGGTAACAGGCCCGATGAGTGATACAACACAGGTAGACAACAACATAATCACCGCCCCCGATGGTTCTTTTGATCCCATGTATATCGCTAAGTTTGATGCTGACGGAGGTGCAAATACCGTATTTACTATTCCAAGTGGAGGTTATTTTTGGCGGTCAGGAATTGCAACGGATCAGCAGGATGACATGTATTTAACAGCCACGTTTGCCGGCCCTTCATTTGAACTTGCAGGCGATACTATTTACAGCTTGAATGGCAAGGGTGGAAATTATCTCGCCAAATATGGTCAATCCGACATAAATAGTTCACAACCATTTCATGACACAACTATTTGTGATCAGCGTATCGATTTTTATATAAAGGTGGATTTTCCTCCCGGCGGGAATGTTATATGGAATAATGGCAGTGTCATTCCATTAATGCATGTAAGAGACACCGGCACTTATTGGGTCCGTATAAGCAACAGTATAAATTGCAATACTACAGACACCTTTCATGTCTCTAACGCAGAATGTGGTTGTGGGCCTGTCATGCCTACAGGCTTTACTCCTAATGGAGACGGCAAAAATGATGAATTCAAGCCCATAATATCCCCTGAATGCAATATTACATCCTATTTTATGGCTGTATACAATCGCTGGGGACAACAGATATTTTTCTCTCAAAACCTTAAGCATGGATGGGACGGCACTTTTAATGGTTCAAATGTGGAAGTCGGCACCTATATGTATATGATTGAGTACCGAAATGAAAAATCAAATATCAATAGGTTAAAAAAAGGCGACATTACATTGATCCGCTAACCTGTCAGCACCGCTTTTTAGCGGTCAGACGGATTTAATCTGTTTTGAGAGCATTGTCCACTTTACGATTAAAATACCAACGAAGGTCAATTTTTGGAATTTAGTTAATTGGCGGCGGTGGCATCGTTCTATCTATCCTTATTGCCTCTTTAATTAAATGCTGTAATTTGTTATCATTACATAATCTAAATTCACCGCAAGACTTTACTTCAATACTCCTCACAAGTGGTATTGCGCCCCGGCTTTTAACAATTTCACCTTCAAAATGTATTATGATTTGAGGATTGGAATCGTATGCGAAAATTATTGTCCAAAGTACTAAAATAAACTTGTTCATTATTTAGAATTCTTCATAGGTGAGTCTCCCGAACGGCACGAACCACCATTTAATATTCGAAAATAGCATACTAAAAATAATATTCGTTTATTAGGCCCTTTTCACCTTAAATTCGCCGCCACTTTAAACCCTCGCCCGGCGGAAAGATGGGCTTCTTTCAAATTGCTTAATATATATTCTCTAAATTTCTTTAATACTACAAATTCTGTAAGGGGGGTAATACCATAAGTAACAATTAAGAGACAAGAAAAAAGCGCATTTTTTGAGCAGAAAAACCGCCACCAGCGCGGCTTTTGTGGATAACTGGGGGTTCGGTACGGGGCAAATCGATTTGTAACAATAGGGTTCATTTGGGTAAATTTCACTTCCATTGGGAAATGGCGCCGCTCCAGGATAGGTGTATCATATACTATAAAACGGCCAAAAACGCCATTTAAAGCCCGTTTCAGGGCAAATTAAACAAGCTATAATTACTGTAATAATGACGTTGCTAAGCCGTTGAAATATGGATTAGGAACAGGGATAATATTACCTGTTTTTAACCCTTTGGGCATGCAGTTGGGCATGCAGTTGGGCATGCAAAATGCCTCGGGAAGCATACCAGGTATGCAGCAATTAAGGCCAGTATTGTATATGTGATTGCCGAATTGACAGAGGGGTAAATTACCTTTTGAGGGCCTTTTTTATCTCCTGAACCTCAATTTTCAGGTCATTCAGCTGCAAGTATATATCCTCCGGCTCGCGGAGATCGGTTGAGAAGAAGCCAACCGTGTACCATATTTCAACAATATCTTCCGGATCAATTTCCAGTATCGGATAATCCTGCCGGTTGGTAGGGGTATCGGACTTGAGGTATAATTTGCCGCGCTCTTTGATCCTGTTGATGACCCGCTTTATGACTACCCCATCCTTCAGTACAACAATATGCACCCGGTTTTCTCTTATCTCATCTAACGATCCAACCCATCGGCCAATGGCCATGTCCCTGTTTCTAAGCCGCGGCTGCATTGATGATCCCTCCACTTCGAATGCGCGGAAAGTACCATTAGTAAGGCCTGGCAATCTAAAAGACGGAAGCGATTCGATGTATTCTTTATCACCGTATCCTACCAAGTAACCCGCCCTGGCTTTTACCGATACATAGACAATATTATCTGATCCGGACGAGTCTACCGTTACGATCTTGGGTAAAACCATGTCTTTTTTACCCCGCTTTTGTATAGAGGTAGCTGCTGGTGCTGTGGCATAAACAGGCGGTTCTATATCGTAAACGACAGAGGTAGATGTATTGATCTTTTTACCTATTACAGGCTCCTTTGCCTGGAATATATAGTCGTAATTGACACTAAAAGCAGTAAATAAATTCTGTAAAATGTCCGGGGAAACGTTCTGCCGGTTTCCCATAATTTCTGTAAAAGTATTCTGACTGATACCCAGTGAATTGGCAATAGCTCCCCTCTGGAGCTGTGGATTTTGCTCCTCGATAACCTCAATTGCATGCTGAAAACGCTGTGTTATAGCAGTTCTTCTCTCTTTTGGGTTGTCTTTAGGCATTGTGGATAACTTAATCCAGAAATTCTGTATTATCGTTTTGTTTTTACAGAAATTATGTAAATTTGTATCCGCAAAGAGATACAATGAAGACGAAGATAGCAAATAAAAAATCCATTTGTAACAAAAATTCTGTAGAAACCATTACACCGCAACCAGTAGAGATTCAGATACCGGCTAAGGTGATAGCAGACGTAGTTGATTGCAGTGTGGTGTATGTAAAAAAAATAAGACGCGGCGCCAGGCCAAATGACAGTGAGCTGGCCCAAAAGATAGAGGTAACGGATAAGCTGATGACAGATGGAATGGATAAGCTGCTGAAAGAAGTAAGAGAATTGATGACCCCCAAAACCAGTATATAAATGGAGTACTACGGAAATATTGCTTGCCTGACATATGATGAGATCGTCCCGGATATAATGGTGAAGGCCACCTATGACAGTTTAAAGCAAAGGAATAAAATAATTGTTTTTGGTAGAGGAGGTAACGGCAATAAGATACTTATCAGTTTTGAAAGTATCCCATCCCCCTACCGGCAGCTGATAGAAAAGAAGCACGGTAATATTTATGAGCTAATAGCACGAGAGCCCGTTCTTGAAAGAGTGCAGCATGATTTTGAAGCGGAGAAATTCTATACGGAGTATGAGCTTGCCGGTGGGGGAAAGTTGCCGAACGGGATGCGCAACAAAAACGGAGCGGTTGTGTATGATCCGAATTATGACTACATAAAAAAATACACAGCTGCTGCATCCTGGCTTAACATGCTCGTACAACTTACGGATCACCCGAAGGTGATAAAGAAGGAGCTGAAACTAAGCATGGCGCAATTTTGGGAGACCACCGCAAAACTTATCGCATCTAAAAACATTGATCTACCTAAAAACAGAATTCGTCTCCAGGAAAAAATAGCACAGTATCGTACAGGAAAATATGCATCGCTAATTGAAGCATGGCGATTTAACAACAATAACTCAAGCAAGGTAAAAGAAGAAGTGTGCGAGGCGCTACTGCTTGAAATGATCAGCGATGGCCACCAACTGGATGATACCGTGATACTGGCGAAGTATAACAAATGGGCAGCAGCAAACAATAAGCCCATCATACAATCGAAAACTACGATCGGAAATTACCGCCGCAAAAATGCCTGGAGTATTACTTATGGCAGAAAAGGCCGCAGCGAAAATTACAATAAATACGGGCTTATCATTAATCGGAAACGCAGCAGCGCTCCATTACTTCTTGTAAATAGTGATGACAACTGGCTTGACCTTTTTTTTAAAGAAACTGTAAGAAAGGGAAATCAGAACCACACAAACTATTATAAGCGTTTTGTGCTTGTAGTAGTGCTGGACACTTATAATGATTATATACTCGGATATGCGGTAGGCAATAGCCAAACATTAGACCTGGTGCGCGAAGCTTACCTGGATGCCATGTATCACATAAAAGAACTTACCGGCAGCTGGTACCTGCCACATCAAATACAGACTGATCACTTTGGTTTGAAGAGCGAGAAGCTACAAGAGTTCTACGAAGGTTTGGCAAAGTTTACGCCAGCAGCTGCGCTGAATTCCAGGAGCAAACCGATCGAACGCAGCTTCGGAACTGAATGGCATCAGACGCTAAAAGAAATGAGTCTTGTGTATGGCAACTATGCCGGGTTCAATATTACCGCCAAGGAAAAACTTAACACAGACATGCGCGAGGCCAATGAAAAATTGTACCCAACAGTTGATGATGCGCCAATGATCATCCGACAATTCATCACCCTGATGCGCCTGAATAAAAACCGGCAGCAGGAATGGAAGGAAGCATTTATTGCCAGCGAGAAGAGCAAGCAAAAGGCCATAAGCGACGAACAGATGCTGATGCGATTTGGAATAGCCCACGAAACCGGTAATCAATATGCAGGCAATACCATTACCAATGATGGTGTGGTAGTGACTATTGACGGCGTGAAATACAAATACATGGTGCCTGAAAACCTATACCTGCCGAACGTGGGAAGGAGCATGCAAGTGCTATACGACGAAAGGGATATGAGCCGGGTGCTGGTGACGGACGGGGAGAAAATACGCTTTGTGGCCCGGGAAACAGACAGGGTAAGTATGGCCATAGCAGACTTTGAACCCGGGGAGGGAATGCTATTAAACCAGCTTATGGAGCGCAAGAAAAGGGACATGACGCGCATTGCAGAAGCCGGAAAAGAGCGCAGAAAAGTGCTCCAAGACAGGGGGGTAAATGCACAAAGTGTGCTGCAAGCGGGGGTATTAACGAAGGCCGTAAGGAGCGCTGCAGAGCAGGCAGCAATAGAGGAAAGAGGCCACAGGAGCGGATTAGAAGAAGATTACGCGGCAGAACAAGCAGCCAAATTACCCGCCAAAAAGGCAAAACCACGCGAAGAAAAATGGATACCGCCGAGAATTGAGGATGCGATGGCCAGGGCACTAAAGGATATTTAAAACAAAACCACTTGTAACAATGAGAAAGATAAAGCTACGTATTAAGAAAATTTTATACCGACTACTGCGCGATGACATGGTATTGCGGATGCGGACAATGGGATTTACCTGGAGCAAGATGAATACTGTTCTTGAATCGTTTGGGCAAAAAGTTATTGTGACCGCAGAGCCGAAAAAAAACGGAATAAGGATAGTGTACGGTGCAAGAGAAAAAAAGGAAGTAAAGATCACCAAGAAAAACAGGCTGTTCAACCGGCCTGACGCAAACAAGTAAAGAAAAAGCCCCCGCTGAAACGGGGGCCATTGATAACAATAAAGCAACAGCAAATTTATGACTTTAAATTCAGATCAACGGGAACAAATCAGGCAGGCCATACTCGGGGCCCGTCAACGTTACACCGGTACGGATAACAAATTCTCTTCCAGTATCGGAATAAGCCCTGCGACATTCTCCAGGCTTAAGAATCACGGCAAGACCGATAAGATGATCGCGGATGATACGTGGATCACACTCGGGATAAAGTTCGGCGTAGAATTTAATAAGCCCATAGAAGAAGAAGTGGTAGAAACTTACGCCTTCAAATACCTGACCACGCAAATGGATTACTGCAAGGACAATAGCATAGCGCGATTGTTCTGCGACATACCCGATGCCGGAAAAACAGTTGCAGCAAGATGGTTCAGCCAAAACAGAGTGAACGCATTTTATATTGACTGCGGACAAAGCAAAACCTATTCGCAATTTATACGCGCCCTGGCACAAGCTGCCGGTATGAAGACAACCGGTTCGATCGCGCAGATACGCAAAAGCCTGTGCTATAACATACGATCGCTGGAGCGTCCCATATTCCTGGTGGATGAAGGCGGCAAATTAAGCTACAGTGCATTCGTTGAAATACAAGACATATGGAACGACACCAAAGGCTACTGCGGCTGGTATATGCTCGGCGCCCTCGGCCTTAAAGAGAAGATAGACAAATGCATGGCCCGGGAGACTGTTGGTTACTCTGAATTCTTCAGAAGATTTGGCAGCGAATATCAAAGGATCACTCCGGAAGATCGCGCGGGATTTATTGAATACTGGATGGGCGAAGCTGAGCGCATAGTTGACAAAGTGATTCCCGGATACCATTTTGAAGATTTCCTTCCGCGCGATGGCAAAGGCAACCCGATATACAGCCTTACCAGGCTAATTGAGAACATCAATAAACTACAAAGGAGGAACGCAGCATGAACCGGATAAAGCAACTGCAGAAAAGGTATCGCGTGAACATGCTACTTGTGCGCAAGAAGCTTGGATGGGATGAAGAGCAATACGGATACTATCAATATGAAATGGGCCTTCGTTACATGAGAGAGGTGCTGAAGCTGGACGAGGAGATAATTGCCATAATGGAAACGAGCCGGAAGTATTGGGCCTGGTGGGTAAACCAATGGAACCTTTTTGATGAATGCAACTGGCTGCCCTACGCGAACAATATACCTGCAAACCTATTAGACGCATCATATCGCAGCAGCCACGCCTGCAGGATGCAAAGCGCAAGCCCTAACCGGGTGATCCTGGAGGAGAGCTATTGCGTGATGGTGGGAGAATTTAACAGAGAACTTAAAACAGCAGCGCTATGAAATTGACACCGGAACAGAAATCAATAGTGAACGTGGTTGCCAATGAGGCCGAGAAAAAGCTTGAGCGTTTCGGGATTAATGCTTCTGTGATCATTACGATCGGGGCGCCCAATAAAACGCCTGCTTTGATGATAGAGACTATAGAAAAAGCGCTTGGGTATGAAACCGGCATGTATAAAGTGAAGAGCAAGAAACGGGAAGTGTGCGAGCTGCGATACATCTGCATGCTCCTTTTCATACACTACTTCCCAAGCCTTAAGCTTAAACAAATTGCAAAGCTGCTTTACCTACATGATCATGCGACCGTACTGAACGGCCTGAAACAAGGCAATGACCTATTGGAATCACAGGACTTCTCATTTACCAACAATTACAAGATGGCCACCAAAGCTGTAGAAAAATGGATGCAAGAATAATTACACAAATAATTGAAAAAGGCGTAAAGATCAAGCTCTCCCGGGAGAAGCTCGGGATACTGCTCAGGCTTTACATGAAATATGTACTCAGCGAACCGGTGGCAGATGAATTAGAAGAGCAGCTATTGCAAGAGATCATGTTTGAGCAATACGTAATGCTGCACAACCTGTACCAACGCGGACAAACTAAAAACACGATAGACTTTACCAGCAGCGATGCTCTTGCATTTATGATGTATTGGGCGCAAGTGAAAGCACAGGATGCTTACGACAAAGCAGTACTGGCTGAGGTGTATGCAATCATTGATCAAAAGAGAGTGAACTATGAGCGAATTACAAAAGCATAAAGAAGCATCGCTTGATATGCTATTGCACGAGATAAGTGTACTGAACGACCTAATAGGCCTTGAGCTGGTGGAGAGTGAAAAAGATGCACTCAAGAAACAGCGCCGAGATTTAGTAAGAAAGGTGAATAGGGTATTGCCTAACGACCGGCAGCTACCTGAAGGAAGCCGATTAACGATAGAATGGTAATCAATCACAGTAAAAAATAAAATTTTATATGGCAAAAAGAGTAAGTAAAAAAATTATCTCAAATGTGAGCACTGCTCAATTTGAGGAGGCAATGGCCGGGTATGCAAAAAATGATGCCCGCTCACTAAAGTTGGCCGCGCAGATGGATATGGAAATTATTAAGTGCAGGGAAAAGTACGATCCCGAGTTTAATAAGCTAATGGAACAAATGGAAGAGCAAAAAGAGATTATTGAGGTTTACTGCAGGGAAAAACAAGACGTGCTTTTTGCAAAGAAAAAAAGCCATGAAACAACACACGGAACAGTAGGCTTTAGAACAGGCACCCCAAAATTAAAGCTGCTTTCAAAATTCAATTGGGCGAAAGTATTAGACAACCTTAAACATTATCTGCCTGATTACGTGCGTAAAACAGAGGAAGTTGCAAAAGACAGATTGCTGGCTGACAGAGAACAGGAAGAAGTAGCAGCCAATTTGAAAAAGGTTGGTGTTGAAGTAGTGCAGGATGAAACATTCTTTATTGAACTGAAAAAGGAAGAACCTGTAACAGCGTAACAGATGAACCGGCGGCAGCAAAAACACGAATTACTCATAATATTTAAACGCAACTTAGAAAATGAATCAAAAAGACGTGCATCAACAAACCGTGCAGGGCATAGTGGCCCTGGCCGGAATACTGGTAGTGTTCGCTGCTTCGCTATTCTTCAACAACTGGTATCTGCTTTTCTTTCTTATAGCGGTGTTCGTAATCGTGGCCGCGATAGGAGACTATAATGAAAGAGAGCATGAATGTGATACTGATGAATGGAGCGCCGATGAATGGAATATGTGGAATTAACCGCCCGGTTGGCAATCATCCCGGATCGAGACCGGGACGGGTGCAAATTTAAAACTTACAATTATGCAACAGCTTGACGAAAATCAAAGAATGGAGCTATCTTCTCTGATAGAGGAAAGCCCCGCCGAAAACCTGGCCGCACGTCTTGATGAAGTGCCAGCGCCAAACTTAAAAGCCCTTTGGGCAATGGTTGAACATCATAAACAAAACAATGTGCAACGCGCGGTGATCCGGTACCAGGTGGTGCAAGATGTGGCGAGCCTGGTGAGCGGCTATGTAATGAGCCCGCTATTTTCTAAACCGTTTTTAACAAACAATCAATAACAATTTAAAAAAGCAACAAAATGGCAAAAATCATCAGCTTTCACGGAAAGCAAGAAACAAAAGACAAATACGTTAATCGCGTAAAAGCCCACTCAATAGCGGACGAAATTCAGCAGGGTTATTATTGGCAAAATGGCAAGGGGTGTGCCGTTGGATGCACAATTCATGGCAATTCTCATGCGCGGTATGAAACGGAGCTTGGGATACCTGGAATAATAGCTCGGCTTGAGGATAGAATATTCGAGGGATTACCAAACGAAGACGCTAAACACTTCCCGTTACAGTTCTTAGAGGCCATACCAGTCGGGAAAGATCTTGATCCTGTTTGGAAAAAATTTTTCCATTGGCTTCTATCTGACGAAGCTGAAGGGGTTATAAGGCATGCAAAAACAGATAAGACAAAAGACGCCATAAATAAAGTGAGTGAGTTATATGCCAAGATGATCAATACGGATATGACTCGCGAAGAAATCGAAGCGGAGCGAAGCGGAGCTTCGATTTCTTATTCTGCTGCTGCTGCTGCTTATGCTGCTGCTGCTGCTGCTGCTGCTGCTGCTGCTGCTGCTTATGCTGCTGCTGCTGCTGCTGCTGCTGCTTATGCTGCTGCTGCTGCTTATGCTGCTGCTGCTGATGCTGCTGCTGCTGCTGCTGCTGCTGCTTATGCTGCTGCTGCTGCTGCTGCTGCTGCTGCTGCTGCTGCTGCTGCTGATGCTGCTGATGCTGATGCTCAACGACGGGAAGCTATTAAGCTTGCAAAAGAAAATGCAAAGATCAGGAAGTATAGAGTAATGAGAGATAAATTATTGCAATTACTATCCGAAGCATAAATCTTATTCCCAAACAAAAACAACAGCAATGCAAAAAGGTACAGTTACAAAAGTAAACAGACTGAATATCGGAGATCGATTCTATAAGTTGAAGGACAAAAAGAAAGCGGTATATGAGATGGTCCCGGGAGAAATAAAAAGAACCGCATTTAAAACATATGGCTATTGGTGCCAGGCGGATGGCGATCGTTATCCTAAAGCGATAAACGGAAAAACAGAAGTGGTGTATTTAAGGCATAATGAAAATGCCGTCAAGCCAGTGCCTCCTACAAAAAACTTTGCTGCGATAATGCGCAAGGGAACCGATGAAAATTTAAAGCGGGCTTAATGTCGAACAAGTATCCAAACTATCGTAAGTATTATTTGCATAGGCGATTGAGACGCAATAGCAGCCTCATTAGGCGCGGCAAAACAATTTTTGTGCCATTTGCTATATGGGGGGGGGGTAAATGACCAGGATAGGCGTTATATGCGCGAACTGAACGAGAAGTTTGGATACTCTATACAATTAGTAATTGAATAAAAACTTTAAACATGAGCAAGAAAATATACTTAGCAGGTAAGGTGTCCGGGCTGGAGCTGCACAAAGCAAGCCAAAAATTCGGACTGAAACAAAAGGAACTGATGAACCAGGGCCATACGGTTATAGTTCCACTTGATATAATTGGATGGCATGAAACGTGGGAAGCGGCCATGAAGAAGTGCATACCGGCCATGCTTGAATGTGACGAGGTGCATTTCTTACCCTGCTGGCAGGAAAGCAGAGGCGCACAGCTGGAGCGCGATATAGCTATAAGAATTGGAATGCCGGTTGTTTATCATTAGGTACCAGGTGAAGGGTTGATCAGTGGCGCGGAGCGCAGAGGCAGGAACACACAACTGAAAAATAGAATGAAGTCGTTAGGAGTAGTACAATTTCAACAGAAAAGGTTTAAGCTATTAGGAGTAAATGAAGAATGGAAAGGTATCATGGGACAATTGCCCACTTCGTTTATCGGGACAATATATGGGGACAGCGGGAACGGGAAAACGGAGTTTTGCATAAGACTGGCTAAATACCTGACCAACTTCGATAAGGCATCCTGGTTAAGCTACGAACAGGGACACGGGTTTGACCTGCAGCTTGCCATCAACAGAAACAAACTGGAAGAAGTGAACAAAAAAATAACATTCATCGATCCACTAAAAAAGCTGCCCAAAATTGAGGGCAAGGAGAAGGCCGATATATTGTTTGAAGAGCTGATGAAATACCTGAAGCGCAGAGGCAGCCCAAGATTTGTATTTATTGACAGCATAGACTATACAGATTGGGAGTTTGATCATTACGCAGAGCTGAAGGAACAATTCGGAGAAAAGAAAGGGATCATCTTCATCAGTCATGCGAAAGGTAAATACCCCAAGACGCAGTTAGCAAAGGATATTATGTATGACGGCCAGTTCGGCATATTTGTAAGAACCTTTATTGCAACACCGGTGAAAAGCAGGCTTGGCGGTATTGAGGACTATATAATATGGGAGGAACGCGCCCGGCAGATGAACCCGACATATTTCGCTAAAAAAGAAAACGGACTATGAGGACATTTATACTTACTCATCAACAATTTGAAGGAGATATAGAGTTTGGCTTTGATGACCGGGGCTTTATCAGCAGTATGCATATAAGAGCAGAACTGATAGAAAAAACGCTCTACTGGATCACTACGCATTACCCCTTAACCACTGCTGATCTGATAGCATATGAAGCTAAGATGTTTGCAATACAAGAGATACCGGTGGATTTAAGCTTTGATGCATTTTGGAAGGTGTGGCCGGAAGTGAAAGGCAACCGCGCCCGGGCAGAGAAAGTGTGGGGACGGATGACAGAAAGCGACAGAGCTCTTGCGCTGCGCGTGATGCCAGCCTATATGCGATACATAGCCAAGAACACTTTTAAAAATCCGAAATGGCCTGACAGATGGCTGAGTGAACAATGTTATAAAAACGATTATAATAAACTGTAAAAATATGCCAGTAAAACAAAAGGAATGGGAAGTGCCTGTAATCATCAGCACTATAGAACAAATGCTTCAGGATATGAAGTATGATATTGAACATACAAGGCATCCCAAGAAGAAAAGGCAACAGGAAAGCAGCTTTGCATTCTTTACTGCAGTTCGGGAAAACTTAATTGATTATCAGCAGCTAAAAAAGAAGCAATAAATATGGAAACACAACATTTTGAAATGCTGGTGCAGAAGCACAGCCTTTGTCCAACAAATCTATTATACAATTCCAACGCATTAGCGGGAGAAGTAGGTGAAGTTGCGAATATGGTTAAGAAAATTCAGATGGCTACCATCAAGCCTGAATGGGTATTGCAAAACGAAAATTCGATCCCGGACATTGAATATTTCAAGGCCCAATTAACTGAGGAATTGTCTGATGCGCTTTTTTATTTAGTGAGAGTTGCGCTGGATAATAATATGTCGATGAGCAGCTTATTTCTGACGCAGCTAAAAAAGTTGGCTGAGCAATCTCAGAAGTATCAAAGAACATTTTTGAAATGAAAGCAATAACACTGCCACAGATCACTAAGATACATGCGCTGCTTGGGCAGATGGGCATGGGGAAGGATAAGGAGTTCAAGCGTGAACTGATCAGGCAATACAGCGATGGCCGCACGGACAGCACCGCACAGCTGGACGCAATGGAGGCTTTTAAGCTAATCAGCGACCTGCAGAAAAAAGTGCGACTGACGCCTGAAGAAATGCGCAGTGATGTAATGCGCAAGAAGATCATCAGCATGGCCAGGGAAATGGGGCATGTGAAAATTGAGGATGGCAGGGCAAAGGCAGATATGCAGCATATAGATGAATGGTGCAAGAAATACGGCTACCTGCACAAGGGGCTGAATAAATACAGCTACGAGGAACTGCCGCGCCTGGTGAGCCAATACGAACAAGTATATAACGATTTTATTAGTAAAGTATAAAACAACAGCAAAATGGAAATGGAAATGAAAATAAGAACAACGATTGGTAAAATAATTAACGGCTTGCCAACAGAAAAACAAGAGGCGGATGTAAATATCAAAGTGCATGACTCACATATTTTTGTAGCGCATGATGGCCATTGGTTTACACTGCGAAAAGAAGTTGTACTAAGCATTGCTGCCTATTATGAAGCAAAAAGTAATATTCCTCAAAAGGTGGCTCAGGTTTTTGCGGATCTTCTTAAAGATGCTGCCACTGCTGCCGGGCCGGTTGGGGTGCCAGATAAGAAAAGCTGGACTGAAAAGCTTGAAGAGTTAAAAAAGGTTCAGCAGGAAAGAGGGCTTAAATAATTTAATTAATTTGCATAAAACTTCAGAATATGTTATCGGAAAACCTCGATCGATTTGAATTATTCACAGAGCCGATGCCTAATTTTGAAACGCCAAACATCGAGCAGAAAGTTTTTGATCTAATGAAGGCTTACGAAAAAATAGAAGAAGAAGTGGTAAAAAAGGTATTGCGGAAAATATTGCAGAGAGAGCCAACCGAAAGAGACATTAAATTGTTGGCGATAATTACGGACTCCGTAAGGCTTGGCGAATATATAATTCAATTTAAGGACATTCAACTTGGGAGGATAAAAAGAAAGTATTGGCCAGACAATCTCGGGGTGGAATTTATACCTGATCCAATATTTAATAATTCAAAACAGTAAATCATGGAAGCAATCAATGAACTAAAAAGACTTTGGATCGCATTGCCGAAAGCAGGCAAGATAGTCGCGGTGATCATTCCTTTGGCGATTATAGGCGCATTAATGCCCAAAGAGAACAAGGGGTCTAATGACACAACCAATACAAACGCAACGGCCACAGCGCCAACAGAAAGCCAAATAGAGTACATGGCAGAAAAGGCAGTAAGAAGCAGTAAGCCGGAATTCAGGCCGCCGAATTACAACGTGATAGATCAGGGCAATGGCGAATGGATCGTAAATTTTAAAGATGCGAACCGCCTGCAAGCGGCCTCTGTAGATTTAAAATATAATGGCGGCGATATTGATAACGAGAACAATTGGAAGGTAATAGAGATTAGGGATTAAGACATTTGTTATTCAGATGTTAACGCGCTCCTTTTAACAGGAGCGCTTTTTGTTTATGACAATTGACGGTATAACTTGTTGCCTTTCAAAACATTACACCCATGATAGAACAGGCGCGAACCAGACCGCTACTCGATGAACACACTTTGCAACTTGTATTTGCAGCAATGGCCCTTAGTACCCCTATCAAGGCCACCATTTTGTACAACGTAATTACGACGGCGAAGAACGGGACACCGATCAGCGAAGAGGATCAGGAAGAGTTTAATGAAGTAGCAAAAGAAATGCAACGACGATTTAAGCTTGTATTGTGATCAAGATCAGGCCCCCTAAAACAGGGGGCTTTTTTTGTGAAAATCTTTTTATTGCGAAGAGAGGGCATGTGGTTATTTTTGTATATATCAACCCCCATTTTAGTTGCGCGGCCAAAAAGTATTATTCGAAAACATTTTAGAAGAAGATTCTATCCAGGAGGAAGGGCGTAAAGGCCGGTCAGCAGAACTGGACACAAAGCGCAACCAAATGATCGCCGCACGTTATTATTTCTATCTAACCTTTACCGATAAAAGATACGATTCAATCCTTAAGCGCCTGAGCGATGAAATATACCTGGCAGAGCGCACGATCTCCAATATTCTGCAGGAGCCGGAAAACATGCAATACATCAGGCAGCTGAAGAATCAGAAACCTTCAGTAGAATTCTTCCAGGAAAACTGGCGCCAGTTCCAGTGGATCAGCCTTTAGTTATCAGCTGTTAAAATTGTCTACAAATTCAGTTGTCAAATCCATAGTTGCAGGAATGAAACTGTGCGCGATCGCATTATCGTAATCCTCAAATGCAATGGAATAAGTAACGATGCGAACACGCAGATTGTCTGTGCGCTTTTCTGTTCTTGCACTTACGCGATCCAACTTACCGAAGGCATCGCCGGGACTCCAGCCCTGAAGCGCTGCGTGTATGGCATATTCGATATCGTAATAATTAATGGCCGATTGTTTGTATTGCGTGGGCACCACATTGCTTGATGCGCTGTAAGGAGGAAAGCCTATGCGCAAAATGAGCTGACCGTTTGCCAACTGTATATTTTCACCGGCATCGGAAAATATAAAATTGTCTACGTCGATCAATACTGCAGGAAAGGTAACCGGTGGCCGTTCATCTTCGAACTGGCCTAAGTCCTGATCCACATGCTTCACAGAAGCTACTGCGGCAATTTGTGTTTGAACTGCGAGAAAGAGATTTGCGAATTGAGAATTCATTTGAACATGTTTTGAATGTCGATAATTGTTTGTCTTTGGATTGCATTAAACAGGATCGGGCTTTCGGTAATACTATGCTCCGGGCTGAACTGACGTTTAGGAATGTTCATATTCCTGTAGTATGCCTTAACCTGGATGCTGCCGGTGAGCTTGTGAATTGTTTTAGTTCGCTCCTTTCCGGAAGCGGTAAATCTGCCGGTACCAATTTTGGCTGCCGTGAATTTGTTCCTGGCATGAGCGCCTACTTTAACCCGGCCACGAAAGCCCCTGTTATGAACCGACATGTAAGGCTTGGTGTTCCAGGTAGTGACTACACCCGGGCGAATCTCCTGGCGAAAGCTGCGACGACCGGCGCCAGTTTTTATGAGTATAGTGCCACCTCTTTTATTTGGCGGCCAGGGCGTAAATACGCTGCCCTGCCAACCCTGTGCACGGAAGTTGCCATCAATGAAGCGCAGTATCTTCCTGCCAGCCATGCGCGGCCACACGTTATCCGCATAGTTCTGCAGCTCTTTGGCTTTGGCATCTAAATAGGCTGATAGCTGGCCGGGACTCATAATTTTTGTATATTTGTGGTGAATTAAGCCATTGGGCGCGGGGTAACTCCGAGGATGTTACGGCCTGCATAACCTGATGGCTTAATTCTTTCTAAAAAGCAATACACCTCTTCTTGTTTTGATCAGTGATCCTTCGTTTATCTCACCATCTTTTGATGCTTCGTAAAAAGTGAAAGCCCTGGCATCTTCATTCACTCCCAACACATACGGAAAGCGATCGAAGTATTTAACGTAATAGCGCTCCAGTTTATCACCGGTACGAACCGTCCAAACTTCATCAGGTGATTTAACCATTTCCGGAATGTTAGGAAGCAAGCGCCAGCGATCTTCTTTATTGTCTTCCATGATGTGTTTGCGGAAGTCGTTATCGAAGCGGATGGTATTGCCAATATTGTCTACCTGGTCGAATGATCCGCGGAGCTGGCCAGCCTGTTCCTTCCACCAGGTGTTAGCCTCTTCTTTTGAGCTAATTGCTTCAGGCTTTGGAAAGTTGAAATCGGCGTACAGCTTTTTAACCGGTGGCATGCCGTATACTTTCTCTGCTGTCATTTCCTTTACATCGCCCTTGCTGTATTTGTAGTATGGATGGCCTTTATCAAATACCATTTTAGTGATACCAGGATTGCGCTGAAAGTACTTAGGGATTCGCGCTTCTTTTACCAGTGAAGTAACATTATGCTTTTCCACTTTGGAAGCAACGCCCGGGACAACATGGCAGCGGCAGTTCCAATCGAGTGGAGGCCATATTTTAGATGCGATCGGATCGGATTTATAAAACGTGGTACCATCCAGGATAGCATGCCATGGACGAACCCTGTTGTCGTGGGCCGTGGAGTACTGCAAAGGCTCGTCATCTTCGAATTGCTGAAAGTTGGCCGCTTCAGTAGCAGTAGCTTCTGCGGTGTTCCATTCTGTTTCCAGGTAAGTTTTATTGAAAACAAGACCGGCATCGGAAACGTCTTTTAAATATTGGTTAAAGGATTTTTTAACGCCATTCTCATCGAACATTAACGAACCGAATAATTGCATTTCAGTTAAAGACTTGGCGCCGGAGAAAGCAAATGCATTTTCCTGAAGGTATGCGCGAAGCGTATTGTTCGGATCGCCGAATTTGAATGAAGCACCGCCCATACCTTTTTCGATCGCATCCATTAACTCGGCAGCCGTTTTTTCATACAGCGCCCGGGGGATGGTACCTAAAGATATCTGCGCATCATAAAGCTGTTTTGCAATGTCGTTGCAAATGTCTTTAAAATCATCACCGGCAGCCGCAAGAACCGGAAGGGAGCGATAGCCTCCGCAATCAGGACAGCGAGTACTGTAAAAGAGGGATAACCCACGCATGACGCGCCCCGATTGACCGGGGCCTATTCGAAAAAATCTGCACCCAGCTTATTCTGCATGATGCGGATCACCTGGTCGGCCAGGTCTTCGGCCTGTTTGCTATTCTTTTTTGATTTACCGGCCTTTTTCTTGTCTGCCGGAGGGTTATTACCCTTTGGGCCCTTCTTGCCGGAATCGCCACCATTTTCGGGATCATCTTCCGGAGGATCATTATTTACGTTCTCGTCGTAGTTCTCCGGATCGGTAGCCTCCTGGCCATCCTCCGGCTGTGGTACGCCATAGGTGTCATAAAAGTAATCTTGAGGAATGGGTATTAATTCCGCAAGCTGTTTGTCTATCTGAATCCGCTCCTTCAGGAATTCAATATCAATGTCCCTGGTTATGGCGAACTTGCCACCTTCCACCGGATAACCGTAGTCAGCCAGGATAGAAAGGAACTGCGGATCGTTCAGCATAAATTCCTGGTAAACGATATCGCTCTTGGTAATTTCCATTTGCTGCTGCTGGTGCGTTTTGCTTTGAGCATAACCGCTGCCTTTAGAGCTGTGGCTTGTTTCTGTGTTACCCAATATGAGCAGGGACATTTCGGCATTCATGGAGTCTTTAAATTTCTCCTGGAGGCCACCATCGCCGTTGCTGATCTTGCCATCATGCACCTTCAATTCTGCGGTCTTTGGTATCAGCAGTGAAAGCGAAGAGCCAATCTCATCCAGCATTTTCTTTAACGTTAACCTTGCCTGCTCGTCGTAATTCTCATACCGTATCTCGCGAATAGGCTGGCCGAATATCTCAATGTATTGCGCCCAATCGGCAACATTATTGCGTTTGTAAACTACGTAGGTTGCGCACTTGCTCAGCAAGCCCAGATCGCGCGGCTCACCGATCACCCATACACTCGGTATCTGCGTATAGTCAAAACCTTCAGTGCCGTTCTGTTCGATCGTGATGCGCTGCCAGTGTGGCTTGATATGCTTGCGCGGAATAGAGCGCCAGCGAAACTTTGTGCCCGGCACAAATTCGAAGCCGGTAATCCCCCACATCTTCGTCCACAAAATTTCTTTACGCAGGTTATAGAAGTCGATGCTATTGATCAATGGATCAAGCTCTTCTACTTTCTCTCCGTCCTTTTCAAAATATAAAGGCTTATTTACAACAGCATCAATGCGTTTATCAATAATACCGGACAAGTGGCCGTCGATCAAACAGTCCTCGCATATGTCGTATAACCTGGTACGATTCGGAAGAACACGCAGATCTGCATTTTTATATGCTGTCCGGACAGCCTCCACATCCAATAAGGTGCGTATGGCCTGGCGAATCTGCAGTTCCTGGATAACGACCTTCTTTTCGCCTTCCAGGTTGACCGGCTTATCGCTATCAATCGTTGCATTCAATTCGTTAGGCAAAGGAGTCGTTTCTACTCCCGGCATTTTTTTATCTGGAATCTTCTTCCCATTCTTTGAAGGCATATTATTAGTTTAAATGAACTATTATTTTTTGGCCGAGCGTTATACTTAGAAATATGTTACAGACGCCATTTTGCACTCGCATGGCCTCGGCAATTTTGCGTAACATTTCTTTTACTTCCTCCGGTGTCATATCAAAAGCGTGTGCAGCGTTTAGGATTAGAAGTATAAACGATCGCATCACCCGGAGTGGTTGTAGCATTTGAATAATCCATCAGCGGCCATCCAGGAGGAACCATCCTTCCGGACTGGATCATCTTGAGGCTGGCAATGGCATCCTCATAACAGACCTTTGCATGTTCATAATTGATGTTAGGATTCGCCAACTTAACAAGCCACCAAACAGCTACATCCTTAACGATATTCTGCAGCATGGCGCTTGTGAATGAAGGTGATGTAGAGCCATCACCGAATAGCTGGTTCAGATCGTAACGATTCAGGAAGGACTTAGTTTCTTCGATCGCATTGTCTATTGCTTTGTCCACGATCGTATTATCGCCCCGGGTAATCTCAGTAATTATTTCGGGATAGATATTCGTGTTAAGGTCTGCTTGTTCAATAATTCTTGACATGGCTAAAAACGTTTTTTATTTAAAGGGCGCCTGACAGCATAAACGCTATCCGGGCGCACAGCAGTTTCTTTATTGTTGATGATCCATACGGCACCTTCTACAGCATCAGGGCCGTCATCATGCGACCGGCTACCTGGTGCAATGGCTTTAAACTGATCATACAGGCATTTCATGTGCGTATCGGATTTCTCGTCCTCATTCAGGAAGAGCTTGCCATTACGGTTCAATGGTTCCAACAAACTTTCTATACGGGTAAACTTATCGGGCTTTTGGCGTTGATCACCTATGATCGGAATTGTTTTGCCATTACGCCTTGCTGCTTCATAAAACTCCTTCAGGATGATATCCTGGAGAAAGTTCGCTTCCATCTGATAATAACACGCCTGGCCGCCAACTATGCGCATGATCTCATAATGCCATTCTATCATTTTGGCAGTTGTGGTTTGCTCCACAAAAGCTTTGATAACGTGAAACTCGTCGCGCCACTTGCCAACCAATACTGTGGCTTTAAAGTCATTCTTCTTAGATTCCTTAAATGAAGGGTCGGTGTAGCATACCAATAGACTATATTCCTTTATAGGCCGGGCGGGCTTGTATGCCATTTCTTTAAACACCGAACCCTCATTTATGGGATTGTTGAAATATTCTTTTTGCTGAGCGAAGTAACTTTTCTGTCCGAGTACCCGGTCGATGTGCGCTTCAGTATTTTTTTGAGGCCACGAAGATTTTCCCTTCTCATCGCGAATGTTGATCTCGGATTTATGATCCGCATATTCGCGAGCGCGCTCAATGCAGCAATCTTTTGCAATGCGGTTGCCGCAAAAGATGATCAATGTAGGTTCTGAAATAGATCGTGTGCCAATAGCAGCTTCTTCGATCCATTCCCATTTAGATTGTATGATCTCCGGATTACGGCAGTCTACGTCGGTATCAATATCATCAAACAGGATCACATCAGGACGGCGCTCCTCGTTCCTGGTACCACGCGGAGACTGGCCAGCGCCAAGCGCCCTGAATGCCAATCCCTTCTTGGTTGTAAATTCCGCTGCGTCCCAACTTCCTAATTTAACCTGCTTGCCATAATCGCGAATAATGCGTGGATTGACCTCAAGGTTTATCTGATAGGGCATTAGTAAACGAATAGCATTATCAAGGCTGTTGCTGATCATTAGCACATATCTTTTATTTTTTACCAAGCCCAGGTAAAGCACCTCCATCATTGTGCGCGTACTTTTTGCCAGCTCCCGGGACCAGATGCGGACTTCGTAATATTCAGAATTCTCAATAACTCTTTTTGTGGCTGCTTTGTGGAATGGCGCCGGTTCTGCAGTAGCGTATTTCGGGAAGTAGTATTTAAACCAAGCTTCAGGATCAGCTTCTAATTTGGCAATACGATCGCGCTGCTCTTTAAGCGTTTCGCTTCTATCCACCGGCGTGGCGCTGAGTATGCTTTCGGCTAACTCCTTCCAATCGGCAATTGCCTGTTTGTCTTTTTGAGTACGTGCCATTAACTTAATTCGGATTCAACAAATGCATCGAATAATTTGGTGATCTCCTTAGCCTTTTCGAGATCGTTAGACTTTACGAACTCAACAAACTTGGAACCGGCTTCGACAATAGCAGCTATGCTCGTATCATTCTCCAGGTTCTTAATTGCCTGAGTGTATTTAAGCAGCTTATCGCCATCGCCACTATCGCCGCCATCTGCGTCCTCTTCAATCTTCTTAGTGGCCCGGTCAAGTATCAGGTACAAGCGTCGCAGCTGATCTTGTTTTGTAGTGAGTAAAGAAATGCGGAATTCTTCCCATTTACCATCACGCACCCAGTTAACCATTGTCTTTGTAGATACATCCACTTTTTCGGCGATCTCCTTTTGCGAATAGTCGTACTGGGTGTATAAAAGTTTAGCCCATTCTTTCTTCTGCTCGATGCTTAGCGTCCTTTGCTTTGTAGCCATGCTACAAAGTTGACCACGAAAACAGAGCGTATCAATTAATAAATCTAAGACAGGGAAGATTTAACCCCACTACAGGTAAGATGCTTACTTGAGCTGTATCTCTTATTTGGAGCGGCTTTCAGAGGGTTGCAATTTTACATCGTAAAGCAGGCCCCCACTTAATGGCATCTAAAAAAATCAATAAAAAATTTGTTCTGTCCGATAGTTCAGTAAATGAATATGGCTTCCGGCTTTTGTCAAGCGGTTATCTGATGGATGAGTTTTTGCGTAACCCGATCGGCTACTATATGCATCGCCGGGAAGATGGTGTTGCGCTTAAATGGTGCGACATGGCTGTGGAAGAAGACAATGTAGTTGGCTATCCAGAGATCAACCTTTCCAATCCGCGCGGCGAACAAATGGCCGATGAAGTAGAAAACGGCTTTTTGAATGCTGCAAGCGTAGGACATATAGTAGTGCTGGAGTACAGCACTGATCCTGCAATGATGCTGCCGGGACAAACGGGGCCAACCGTTACAAAGTGGTATAACAAGGAATGCAGCCTTGTAGACATACCCGGGAATAGCAATGCTCTTTGTCAATTATTCGATGCTGAGGACAACGTAATCAACCTCGCCGATTTTAATAATCAAATAAAAATCCCAATGGAAAAAAAAGATTTAGTTCTCACCCCCGAGGTGTTAAAAGCTTTGAACCTGGTAGATGGTTCTGATAACAAAGCGGTAGCGGAGGCGCTAAATACTCTCGCTGCAAAGGCCTTAAAGGCAGATGCTCTGGAAACAGAGAATGCTACACTCAAGACAGATAAAACAAAACTGGAAGGTGAGATCGCCGGTTTGAAAAAAGCCGCCACAGATAAAGATGTTACCGACCAACTTGACGTGGCTTTAAAGGGAGGAAAAATCACAGCCAAGCTGAAGGAGACATTGGCGAAACAATATGAAGGGAAACCTGCTGAGCTGAAAGCGTTGCTTGCTGAAATGCCCGGCAATAAACTGGTTACCGATCAATTGAAAGCCGGTAGTGAAGAAGGGCCTGACGGTATTAAGTACGATAAGGCTACCTGGGACAAAATGTTTAAGGATGGCACATTGGAGGATTTAAAGGCAAAAAATCCGGACGCCTATAACGAGCTCTATAAGGCGAAGTATAATAAATATCCGAAAGGGGTAAGCAAATAAAAAGCAACAGCAGCAAGGACAGTAAAATCGTAAACAAAAAAATAGTAACAAATGAAACGCTTTTTGCAATTTCTCTTTTCGTTTTTAGCATTCGCGATGCTTACATGCATGGCGTGTAATGCTTTGCAATCCCACATTTCGCCTCTGATCACTACGGTCGCCATGCTGGCCCTGGTGATCTACTCCGCCACCCTAAGAAAAACAAGGGTGCAAGATGTATTTAAGGCATCAGTTGACGTGGAGATTTGGGTGAATTATATAATGGATCGTTTTTGGGAAGATAACGCTTTCCTGAAGTATGCATTCAATGATGATCAGTATGTAATTAACGGCCAGATCGTGCATATACCACAGCGCGGCAGCAAGCCCAATGTAATTAAGAATAGAAGCTCATTCCCCGGCACAATAGTGCAACGCGGAGATAGCGATATCACTTATGTATTGGACGATTACAGCACAGATCCAACACAGATCACAAACATTGAAGAAATGCAGGTGAGCTATGATAAGATGTCGAGTGTGCTGGACGACCATTTAATGACATTAAACGAAACTGTTGCAGATGATATTTTGATCAAATGGTTGCTTACAACTCCAGCTGCAAATATCATTTACACAACCGGCGCCGCAACCGATGTAGGTTCGGATACAGGCCAAACAGGACAGCGTAACGCTATGGTGCACCAGGATTTAAAGAGCGCACGGAAGCAGATGAACAGGAAAAAGGTGCCTCAGAATGATAGATACGCCCTCTTAGAGTCTGACATGTATGAGCAATTTACAGATAGCCTTACCAATACACAGTATCGCGACTTCTCTCAATATTATGACGCGAGCACGGGCATTGTTGGAAAGCTATATGGCTTTAATATCATGACACGCGCAAGTGTTGCAATGGCTGCGAATGCATTGAATGGTAGCAATCAATTAGCCGTTAATGCATTAGGCGCAGCGGTTCTTCCTACTGATAATGTGGTAAGTATATGCTGGCAAAAAAATGCAGTGGCAAGAGCGCTCGGAAGTGTAATGCCTTTTGAACGTTTACAAGACCCTGAATACTTAGGTGATATCTATGCTGTGCAAGTACGTATGGGCGGTCGCCGTAGAAGGAGTGATGATCTTGGCGTGATCGCAATTGTGCAAGGAACTCCTAACAGCAACTAAAAAATAATTCAAAAAAAATAATTCAAAAGGTAATAAACGATATGAAAAAAAGTCTTTTAATTCTAAGCATTTTGGGAGCTGCTGTCTGCGGCAGCTTCCATGCGGATGCTCAACAGGTGTATAAAAACCGGTTTGTAACGGCTGTACAATCAGGTGTGTTTTATACAACTTCCCTGGACACTCTTACAAATACAGTAGCTGCTAAGGCAGATACATTCACGCAGAAGATACCGGGCACTTACAAGACAGCTACAATTTGGATCGACGCGACTAAAATAAGCGGCAACATGGGTGGCAATATCAGCTGGCAGAGCAGCTGCGACACAGCAGCCAGTTGGATAGTAGATAGCGTGACCAATCTTGCGAATAGCACTAAGTCATACCGGGAGATCATCACTAACAATCCTAACACCAATTACCGAGCGATCATAAATGATACCTCTAATAGTGGTGTAGGACAGCAGAGCAGCTACCGAGGGTATTTGCTATTACGACAGTAGATAAAAAACCGCCGAACAGAGTATAAGTATGAACAAAAGGCCGCACTGTGCGGTGCGGCCTTCCTTAAAAACAGAATAATCAATGAAGAGCATTTTCGACATAACAGGTGGGTTTGACAATTTAGTGATCCTGGTGATCATTGTCGGATTGTTCATTTTCATTGCCAGGTGCTGGAATGACTTTATAAAAGGAGCGCTAAGCGAAAACGGAGGAACCGTAGGGAGTAGTAGCAGGTTGAACAATTTTCTATTCGCACTTCTATTTATCCTGGTTGTTTTAATCGGCGTGTTAAAAGGTAAGCATATAGATGATAACATTCTGTTCGCGCTGTGTGCCGCGCTTGGAATTGGCAACGGAGCAAAGGTGTTGAAGGATATAATGCAAAAAGGCAATAACTCAAATAATAGCGCGAGTTGATGGATAGCATAAAACTATGGCTACTGACAGCAGCTGTGGGAATTCTGATTGCATTTGGAGGCTTTACAAGCAAAACCCTTATGCAAATGTTCTTGAAGAAACTGGATAAGCTTGATGTGCTGGACGAGATGCTGGCTGAAATGAAGAAGCTGAATACAACTGTCGAAGATCATAAAGCGAAACTGGAGGAACTGGAAACCCGATTAAAAAGACTTGAAGGAAATGCATAAGACAACTAACATACTGATCAATTCAAAAGGCAAATGCGGATTACTGCTTTGTGTTTTGACTTTATTGGTGAGCTGTGCTACTCTGAAGAAGAGCAAGAGCAATTCCGAAACATTAGTTGCAATCGACAGCGCCCTTGTTAATAACCAGGTGAAGCATGATGCAAGTACATCGCACCAGGATATTACGAAGGATAGTCTGTTTACAATTCCTTTTAATGAAGCGGACATCAGTTTAGGGGATGATGATCTGAAGCCGGCCACTACATCTGCCGGTAAACCGGTGGAGCATGATTACCATTTCGATGATGGCCGGGCACACGGAACTGTTACTGTGAAGCCGGACGGCAAAGTGAACATAAAATGTGAATGCGACAGCATTAAACAGCTTGTGCATGGCCTGCGGATCATAATTGATTCTGTTACCCGGAGTAACGACAGCATCAGCAGGCGAAAAGACAAAGTGCAAGTAATTCACGAGACCGCGACGGCAAAAACGATCGTAAAAGAAAAATTTAGTCTTAAGTGGTTCTTGATAGCAATTGCGATCGGGATTTTCATTATCCCGGTTGGCAGATGGGTTATTGACCTGGTAAAACATTGGGCAAAATGACGGACTTGAAATTTTATGATGCATATCTGTGTAACAAGAATGTGAGAGCATTCCTGGACATGATCCGCCACTCCGAAGGAACATCGGGGCCCGACGGTTATAAGACAATGTTTGGAGGTGTGATATTCGGCAGCATGGAGGATCATCCACATGTATTCTTTGCCTATACCAATAAGGCAGGTAAAACCATAAAGACGAGCGCCGCCGGTGCTTATCAAATTACCTGGACAACCTGGAGCGCACTGAAGAAAAAACTGGGCCTTCCGGACTTCAGCGAAAAAAGCCAGGATATAGCAGCTATCGAACTATTAAGAGAAGCGAAAGCGCTTCCGGATATAGTTGCAGGCAAATTTGAAAACGCCCTGGATGATGCATGTAAGACGTGGGCAAGCTTGCCACATAATAAAGATCACCAGCCTCAGCATAGCGTAGCATGGGAAAAGAAATGGTACGAGACTGCAGGAGGTACAATTTTGACAATATGAAAGTAGCAGTAATTAGAACGTCTTTATGTCTTGGGGCAATCCTCGCAATGTCTGCTGCAGCCAATGCGCAGGATACAGTGCTTGTAAAGCATACCTATTACGAAAGTACCTGGATCGAGAGCGCCCATATTCCTTGCCTGGTAGAATACATGCTCACTGCTGATATGCTGAGCTGCGATAACAAGCTGCCCAGGCAAAGCGGATTTACCGCTGATCCGGACATGACCGGTACCAACCTGAAGCGCGATTATGATCACTCCGGGTATGACTGCGGCCACAATATGAGCGCTGAGGATAATGCTTGCAATAAAACCGGTGAGCATGAATGCTTTTACTATACCAATATGTTTCCGCAGAGCGGGCATTTGAATCGTGGTATATGGAAAAAGCTGGAGGCGCAAGAAAGGAAGTATGCAACAAAGGAAGGTCAAATAGAAGTGTTTATTGGCAGCATTGGTAAGTTAGAGACGATAGGGCCTGACAAGGTGTTTGCTCCTAAGTATTGCTGGAAAGCGATCTATCATTTTAACAGCAAGTTATGGGAGGTTTATTGCTTCCCAAATGATGAGACTGCCGGTGGAGAGTTTGCTGATTACAGGCCAACAGCGAAGCAACTGGAGCGAATAAAATACGTGATCAATCATTATTCAAAATTTCAAATAAAGTAGTTATGGGAATAGTCATCGCATTAATTATTGGACTTATCCTGGGAGCCGTAGGCGCTACGATCTATCACCAGGATATTGTAAAAACTGCAAATGCGGCCAAAGCGAAAGCTGAAGGTGATCTGCAGGAAGCAAACGGCAAGCTACAGACCGCGTTGAACAACTTAGCTAAAAAGAATTAAAGAAGCTGCTGTTGCTTCACCATCCCGGCCCCGGTGCCGAGATCGCCGGGGTTCGGGAATGGTTAGAAACAAAAACGTTAACAACTAAAATTTTAATAATCATGGACAAGAACAAGGCTTCTTATTTCCAGGCTCACAAAGACTCGAAGGAATTTCACTTTGCGGGAGATATGGGATTTTTTAAAAAACCTGATGCCGAGGCTCACGCAAAAACGATCGGCCTAAAAGCTGAAGATGTGGTAACACATACCCGCGCAGACTATGAAGAATGGAAGGCAAACGGTTCTAAATCAGAAGGTGAAGAAAGCGAGACTGCAGGCGAAAATGCAGGCACAGAAACTGGTGAAGAGACACCGGCAAAAAACAAGAAAACAAAAAAGTAATCCGCCCATGGGATCATCGGGGCTGGAGCCCTGATGATCTGGGGCATGGGTAAAATATCGTTTAAACAGTTTTTAAATACCAATAATAATGGCATTACCTACAGTAACGGTAAATGAAGCAAACGGCACACTCGGGCAAACACTGCAGACAGATGACGGTCTTGCCGGTATGGAGCTGGTGGGCGTGAGCGAAGGCTCGTTAGTAGCCGGAACACCCTTCAGTTGCATAAGCCTGGCAGATGCGCAGAGCAAGGGCCTTACACTTGCAAATAACCCGATCGCGTTTAAAGAGATCGGAGACTTCTTTAAGGAGGCTGGTGACGGCGCCACATTGTGGATCAACCTGGTTGCAAATACAGTGACCGTTGAACTGATGTGCGACAGTGCAAACGCCAATAGTGTTGTAAAACTTCTTGACGCTGCTGCAGGTAAGATCAGGCTGCTTGGCGTAATGGATGACCCGGCAGCATACACTCCTACCATTACGAACGGATTGAACAGCAAGGTGGCAACAGCTAAGACTAACCTGGCCGCGATAGGAGCTACCTATTTTGCGGCTAATAAACCCTTCAGGGGAATTATTGCCGGTGAAAACTTTAGCGGCGATGCATCCGCTCTTACTGATCAAACAACCGATACAAAAAATCGTGTTGCCATATTGATCGGTGATACCACATCCGGAACAAACCGGGCTGGAATAGGCCAGCTTTTAGGACGCATGGCATCTATACCGGTGATGCGAAAAGTGAGCAGGAAGAGAACCGGCGCCCTGGTATCGGCAACAGCGTTTATCGGTACTACCGATGCGGCAAAATATACTACTACGTCAACCATACATGACAAAGGGTATATCACTTACAGAACTTTCTTTAATAGCGCAGGTTATTTCTATACCGGTGACCCTACCTGCTCGGCCACAACAGATGATTACCATGCATTGGCCAGAGGCCGCGTGATAGATAAGGCGCAGATACTGGCTTATGGCGTTTATGTGGATGAACTTGATAATGAAGTGCTGATCAACGATGACGGCACTCTTAATGCCGGTTACTGCAGGGCAATGGAACAGCAAATAGAGAATCAAATAAACCTGACAATGAAAGCGAAGAACGAGATAAGCGATGTGAGGGCGTTTGTTGATCCTGCGCAACCGGTATTGTCAACCAACCAGGTGAATGTGACACTGAAGATTATCCCGGTGGGATACAGTGACCAGATAGTGGTAACGCTTGGCTTCGCAACATCATTCTAACCAAATTTAAAAACGTTTAAAAGCTAATAAAATGGATTTTTTCAACAGTAAGGAGTGCGAATGGGCAGACTTTGAAGTGATGCTGGCAGCTGCTAAAGTGACCAAAATTCGCGGCCTGAAGTATAAGGCTAAAAAGGATAAAGAGCCATTATATGCGGAAGGGGATCAGCCATTTGCCATTCAAAGCGGCAACCGGGATTATGAGGGCGAAATAAAGATACTGAAGGGCGCGCTTGATGATATGCAAGCGGCTGCGATAGCTGCCGGAGCTACTGATGTACTCGACCTGGAGTTTGACATAGTAGCTACATACCTCCCTAAAAGTAACAGGCCTTTGAAGCAGGACGTGCTGGCAGGGGTGCAGATAAAAGAATATGAGCAGGGCTGGGATCAGGGAAGCAAGTTTATGGAGATAACCTTGCCGATCACCTTCCTGAGACTTGTTCCGAAAATATAAGGATAGCGCGGTAGAGCAGTTGGCCAGCTCGCCGGGCTCATAACCCGGAGGTCGTGGGTTCGAATCCCATCCGCGATACTAAATGAAAGCAACATGACAAAAACAAAACTAAAAGGCGAAGTAGAAGCCTCTCAAATCGAAGCCTGGAAAAAGAAATATCCAGATGGCATTTATGCTGTTGACGTGGATGGAAGCAGATTATACTTTTCAGTTCCTAATAGGCATGAAACCAATGCGGCGTTAACGATCGCAAATGCAGATGAAACTAATCCTCTTGCCTACATGGAGGAAGTTACTAAAATGACATGCATCGGCGGCGACAAAGAAAAGTTAGATGATTACCAGGCGCTGAAAGGCATAATGAAGAAAGTGAAGATTAAGGCGGAAGGAAAACATGCCGAATTAAAGGAGCTATAGAGGAAGCTCGTGGAGGCCCGAACCTCGACTTCCTGGGATATTATGAAACATTGTTGGAATATTATTTGCCGGGCCTTGATCACAAGAAATTAAGTGATCAGGAATTTGTCAGGAAAATAGCTAACCTAACGCATTTAAGAGAAAAGGAGAAAATCCAACCGAAGAAATGATCGACCTGGTTAAATTTTCAGCAAGCTTTAAAGAAACTGTTAGCGGTGGACTGCAAAAAATTGCAGGCGCCGCTAAACTTGCTGATACCGGTGTGCAGCGTCTTGCCAACAACATTAAGAATAATATGGGCCGCACAACACCAAGTGTTGACGCACTCAATAAAAAACTGGATGATCTTACCAAGACCAGGAATATATCTGTAAACACGAGGCAGATTGACAACCTGAATAAGCAAATTGCTTCTACTCAAAAACAAATAGATCGTTTAACCGGTGGATCTTCCGATCGCGGAGGGTTCTCGTTCGGTAAGATGTTTGGCGCCACCGCTCTTGGTGGCCTTGCCGTGAGCGGGATCATGATGGCCGGCAATCAAATGCTTGACCTGGGACGCAGCGCCCTGGAACAGGGAATGAATGCGGAACGAATGATCGTCGGGCTTAGCACCTTCGTTGGAGACAAAAAAGCAAATGACATATACAGCCAGCTGCAGAGACAAGCTGTATATACTCCTTTTACTTCTGCCCAACTATTAGGTGTTGAACGCGGCCTGATACCCTACAAACCTATTAACCAGGCTAATGATGCGACAATGGCCCTCGCGAATGCTGTGGCCGCTACTGGTGGCAGCGATTATACATTGGAGCGCATGGGATGGCATATGCAGCAGATGGCCGCAAGCGGGCATATGGAAGCCATACAGCGGCGCGAATTCGCGTTTGCGAGCATTCCAATTATGAAGCTGCTGCAGGAAGACTTCTTCCCGAAGCTGGGCAATGAGAAAGCCCAGGCAAAGCTGATGGATATGGAAAAGCATGGCGCCATTACTTACGATATGGTGGCCGATGCATTGGAAAAGGCCGCTAAGAACGGCGGCATGTTCAACGGCGCCCTGGAGAAATTATCACAAACCATTTATGGCAAGTGGACTACAATAAAAGACTTTTGGCAGATAGGCGAACAGAAATTAACGCTAAGCCAAAGAGATAATATCGTTCGCCTGGAGGATCAGCTGATCAGCGGACTGCAGAAGATACCAGAGATGGTATCATCGATGGCGCCAGGATTTAATAAGGCATTCAGTTTTGTGCAGGAAATAATGCCTGATGTAAAGTCGCTGTTAGAAACGGGATGGGGACTTGTAAAACCAGTATTGTCTTTATTAGGCAGTGAAGAAGTGAAAGGGCTTGCAAAAAGCATTCTAAACCTTGCAGGTGATATTGGCCATGACCTTATACCTGCAGTAAAACTTGCCGCCGAAGCGCTTGAGCCATTAGCGAAGCTGTTAACCCGAGTTTCGAACGGTTTAGACTGGTTCCTGCACCCGAAAGGCCTGGAAGATCCAAATAGCCCGGCATATTGGATAAATCCGGAACACCGGAAACAAGGATATGATCAAATAATGCAGCAGCTGCTATTGGCCGGAAAGAAAAATACAACAGACGGATTGATACCTAATTCGCTTGCTTCGCTGATGCCCGGATCGTTAGCCTGGTATAATGCCCATTCCGGAGGAAGCTCATTATTGCCAAGTAAAAACGGTGGCAGCAATATTGGCGGCGCTGAGAGCGCAGCTGATAGAATAACCGGTGGCGGCAGGAGAAACATCATCGTGAACTTTAACAAAGAAGTGGTTGGACAAATTGTGCAGCATATAGCAAACGGTGCAGAGAGTCCAGAAAAACTGAAGCGTACGATCGAGGAAACAATGTTAGAAGTATTTGCAAGCATGGAGGCTGCGGGATAAATGAACAGGGAAGCATCACTGAGCGTAATAGACCTGCTGAACAAGCAGTTTGGAATAACACCGGATTATCATTTCACTGATCCGAACCCAAACGTAGCCGGACATAATACCAAGAGAGCTAATGGAGGCAGTCCATTGTATGGTATAGATGCGTATGGCCGCGATTATTTTATGCCGATCACAATCTTCACTCCAGCAGAGCAATTACCGTTTGGCGGTACCGGCGCAATAGTGGCAAGCATAGCCAAGCAGACTATTACACTACCTTATGGAGTGATAAGAGTGATGCGAAGCAAAAGATTTATCGATACGCCGCTAACCGAGAGGGCCGGTGATGTGACAGAGTTGATCAATATAAATGATCCCATGTTCCGTATAAGGGGGATTTTGTTTGATAAGAATAGGCAATGGCCGGAAGATCAGTTGCAGATGCTGGAGAATCTATTCCGGGCACAAACACCGGTGATCATGCGCAGCGCATTGAGTGATATATACCTGAGTACTCCGGAAAGAAATGGAAGCTACCAAGTAACGATCCGGAATATGGAAATACCTGAAGGGCGCGGCGGTATTAACGTGAGATTTTATGACATGGAAGTGAAGGGCGATATGCCTTTCAGTCTTGAAGAAGTATAGTATGAAATTGTTTTTATTAATGGCATCATTTGTATTGAATAGCAAACTAACGATCGGCAAAATTAGCTGGAGTGGCGTGCATGAAGTGGAAACGAAACGCAGCCTACATAGCTATGAAGATACTGCAAAGATCACCATACCGAGCATTGGCCTCGTGAAGTACAAGAACCAGGACGACCCTGTGCGGGAAGTGATGGGAAAGCTTTTTAATGATGGCGATAAGGTAACCATACAACTTGGATATAATGGCGAATTGCAGGAAGAGTTCAGGGGGTTTGTGAAACGCAGGAGCCTTGAAATGCCATTGATAATTGAATGTGAGGGATATAGCTGGCAGATGCGGAGGAATAAAATAAGCGGTACCTGGAAGAGTATTAGTGTAAGTGACCTGCTGAAGAAGGCCATAGCCGGAACCGACATCAAGCAGGTGATCTGTACGCATGATACTGAGCTTGGCAATGTAGGTTTAAAAGACGTTTCCGGAGTTGAGATACTTGACTTTATTAAAAAAGAAACAGACGGCTGCCTGACCATATTCTTTATACAACCCGATGTGCTATGGTGCGGGCTTACTTATACGCCATACAGCGACGGCAGTGATGCATTTAACCAGGGAATAGTGAGTTATCGGCTGGGATTTAATGTTGTGAAAGATAACGGACTGAAGGAGAGGGTGATTGAAGATAATCCGGCAATTGTGCATTATAACAAAACGTTAGCGAAGGGCCAGCGAATAAGCGGGACGAGTGCTGATCCATTACTGCCTCAATTCAGGAAGCATCGCAAAACATTAAACAGAATAATTGCATCTACTGAACTTAAAGCGCTTGCTCAGGAAAAGCAATTTGCTTTGAATTATACCGGGTATGAAGGGAAAATAACAGCATTCCTGGTACCGTACTGTCTGCCGGGTTATAAAGCAAATGTATATGATAGCCGGTACCCGGAGAGGGACGGAACATATATAGTTGATAGCGTAGAAGTAAAATTTGGAGTGAATGGCGCCAGGAGAATAGTTGAGATCGGGCCGAAAGTAGGATTTGGAAAAGTTTAGAAATGTCACAAACAAGAAAGAAAATAGCGGAACATTTTAAGCGGCTCAACAGTCGCCCGGCTGCTATTATGAGCGGTTTAGTAGTGAGCGTGGATGACGGAGAAAAGACAGCGGTAGTGCAACCAAATGCGCTGAGCGATGATGATGGCAGCGGTGAGACCTTTGTTTGTAACCTGCAGAGCATTAGTGAGAACAATGACGGATTCATAATTTACCCAAAAGAAAATACTGCAGTAATGATAGCAGAGATTGACGGCCCGGGTGAGTATGCGATCATTAAGACAAGCAGTATAGATAAGGTTGTCATTACGATCGGGAACCAGGTATTTACGATGGATGGGACAAAGTTCGGGTTAGTGAATGGAGGTGAGAGTATGAAAAAGATACTTGATGATCTGCTGGACGGGATAAACGCAATAACTGTTCCTACGAATGCAGGCCCAAGTTTGGAACCGATCAACGCACCAACATTTACTGCAATAAAAACAAGGGTTGATAATTTTTTAAGCGCATAGAGATGTTAGATAAAGCGACATTGAAAGCAAGTATAATAGCGGCATTTGCCGCTGCGAGAGCGAATGTGGCTGACCCGGTAGTGGCTGCGGATGATTTTGCAGATGCTTTGGCAAACGCCATTGATGTATATGTGAAAAGCGGAGGAATAGCGTATAACGTAGGCTTAATCGCTCCGCCAGCCGGAGGGCCTGTAACAGGGCCAGGGCCAGCAATAAGTATAGGCAATTTAATTTGATGATATGGCAAGAGAAATGTTAGACATAGGTTTTGATGAGAACGGAGATGATCTGTGGCTGAATGGTGATTTAAGCAGTGTAGAGAGCACATTGGAGCATCAGCGGCAATTACTTTTAAATGCACCCGGCGCATTTACACAAAGTCCGAGCGTGGGGATTGGCCTTGAAAATTATTTTGATGATGATGAGGGCGCAGGTAGCATCCTGGAAGACATAAAGAGCCAGTTTAACCGGGACGGTATGGAAATAGAAATCTTAAACTTAAACAACCTGGTCGCATATTATTTATGAGAACAGTAACAGTAATGCAAAACCAGAGTATGTGGGACGTATCGTCAATGGCTACCGGGACGAGTAAGAATGCTTATGCAATTGCAAAAGCGAATGGACTAAGTGTTACTGATATACCAACACCGGGAGCAACCTTTATTATACCGGATGGTGTGAAGATCGATAAAGTAAGCCAAGTAGCCTTGCAAATGAGAAACTACGGCCCGGATAGAGGACAGTATGTAATAGCTACTGCGCCGCCGCCAAGGCAGATGGAAGAGTTTGATCCTGGTGAATTTGACAATAAAGAATTTGAATAAATGAGACTGAAGAAACTAATTGTATTGATTGCATTCGCTTGCATGGCCATGGGTGGTAAAGCGCAAAGTTTTAGGCAAGCCATTAGTCGCACAAATGACAGTGTGACTTATTATACTGTTAACATGCATGCGCTGCTGAAGCAAATTACTTTGGGCAATACTATAATTTATGGGTTGCTGGCAGACAGTACAGCACTTGCTGATAGTATGGTAGTGGCAAGAAGTCTGGAGAAAGGAGATACTGGCACATATTTCAGGAATAGGGGCAATTTCTTTAATGATACGGGGGTGGTTCAAACGAGAGATAATTTCCCGTTATACTTGGGTGCAAATGGTTTAAGAAACTGGCATATTATGATTAAGCCAGATGGTGAACTTTTTTTAGGCCAAACAGTAAGTCTTGGTAATACCCCAACTGGCGGCCCTTATGATGTGACAATTCAGGGAGGGTTAAGTTATTCTCGAGGATACGGAACTCCAGCTCTTGGAAAAGTTCTTGCAAATGTAAACGGAGCTGGAGGAGGCGTTCAATGGACATCTCTTGACTCTTCTTATATATCTACCTTTTACGCTTCAGTGCATAGTCTTTTCTCTGCAACATCCCCAATTGTATATGATGGGAAGGGAGGATTTACGTTATCCGGAACCTATGCAAATTCAGTAAGCAATAGTGACGGCTCATTAACTATAAGCCCAACCACCGGATCGGTTATAGCATCCATCGCTTTGGGGCATTCAAATGCTTTTACAGCCAGGCAAACTGTTACAATAGCAGCTACTGCAGCAAATGATGCTGGTGAGTTTTATGCGGATAGAGGAACAGCTACATCTGGCAATCCGGTTTTTTATGAAACATTCAGGACAGGGGAAACGTCAGGTGGATATGGAATTAAGCTGGGATATGGAACAAGGGCAACAGGAACTCCGGCATACAATACAGTTTTTGGTATTGGAGCAGATAGGACTATTATTGGCACTAATGCGACAGGGGCAATGATTATTGACAATTTTGGAAATATTCAAATGGGGCCATCGTTAGATTACACTAATACTCTTAATACTGGTGTCACTATTAATGATGGCATAAACTTTGGTGTATCGCAAGCCTTTCACACTACTACGACTGCGTCCATATACTTCACAAATGGAATTACCGGAGGATCATCTAAAGACCTTGCTATTCAACCGCGCAATGTAAGTGGTGGTGAAGTAGGTATATTGAACACGGGTGCCACAGATGAAGTTTTGATTACCGATGATGCATTCGTTCAATGTAAGCAACCATTGAAAGTCACGCACATTATTGGCAATAGTTCCGCGCCTACAATTGCAGCTGGAACTGGAGCGGGTACGAGCCCAACCATCAGCATATCAGGAACTGATGCCGGTGGCTTTATAAGCCTTACTACCGGGACAAGCCCATCAGCTTCTGCGACAGTTTTTACAGTAACATTTAATGTGGCTTATGGTGCCGCTCCTAAAAGCGTAGTATTAACTCCCGGAGGGCCAAACACCGCCACCTTATCAGGGAATGCTGCAGTGTATGCCGATGAAGCGAGCACCTCAACTACCCAATTTATAGCTAAAGTGGGCTCAACCAATTTAACGGCTGCAACCACCTACATCTGGTATTATCACGTAATTCAATAACCAACAATATGAAGAAAGCAATATTAGCAATCATGATCTATGCCGCCCTGATGGCTGCAAACACTCCACGAAATTACACGCTTACTCTAAGTGATAATGAAATGGTCGTTCTATATCAATGTCTTGATCAAAGCAACGCTCCGCATAGCACAGTTGTGGAGTTGCAGCGAAAGATCATATCGCAAGTAGAAAAGCAAGAAGCGGATACATCAAAAAGCATTCAATCACCCAAAAACAAAACGAAATGAGAAAGATATTATTGGCGGCAGCACTGTGTTTTTCAATAGATGGACTGGCGCAGAGTATTGACACTGTAAAATTCAATCCGCCTATAAAAATTGGCAATGACAGCCTGATCTACATTACAGCTAATGTAGCTTGCTTATATGACGATACTTCGTTCGTGGTAAATTATGGAGTATTTGGCCGCGCAAATCATTTGATAACTCAGGGGAACATACCGGCCCATACACCGTACGGAAACATACCGGCATACCCACTGAACCTTTATAACCGGTGGATGGAATATGACAATACGGTAACAACACCCGCACAATTCGTGGGATATTATTTAGGGTTTACAGTTCAATAAAAGTAAATGGCAAGAGACACACAAGATATATTCGACGATCTTTTAGCCCAAGTGCTGGCCGATCCAATACTTGGGCCACTATATACCAGCACAAGCAAGGTTGCATCTTACAGGCAATGGCTTTGGCTTATTTCAGAAGCTAATAATACAGAGGAGAATCTGTATGATGACCTTACGGCTCTCGTGAACAATGCGATTGCGACCATGAAAGCGCATACTTTACAATGGTATGTAACTAAAGCAAAGGCATTTCAATATGGGGATGCATTACCTGTAGACAGCGATGTTTACGCCGTGATCGATGCAACTAAACAAGTTGTTGCTTATGCCGCTGCAGTTGAGATAACTAAAGGAATCAGGATCAAAGTGGCAAAGTTAAGCGGTGGCGACTTGGCCAAGATCACGACAGAACTGGCCGCATTTACAGCTTACATGGGCCTAATAAAAGATGCCGGGGTAAGGTTACAGATTGACAGCAATGATCCCGACAGTTTGCAGCTGAGCCTGACAATCTATTATGATCCACTTATACTTGATAGTGCTGGCAAAAGATTGGATGGGACAGATGATACACCAGTTCAGGATGCAATTGATGAATTTCTAAAGAACCTGCCGTTCAATGGCCTTTATACGAATTTTGCATTGCTCAATGCAATATCAAAGGTTGAAGGTGTGGTAATGCCTGACTTAGTATATGCACGAGCCACACACGGCGCTCTTCCTTACACCGATATTGATCCGGAATATTTGCCCGATGCGGGATATTTAAGAATTGATAACCCAGTAACTGATTTAATCTTAACCTTCCAAGCGCATGGGCCAATTTGATATAAACTGGGATGACCTGGTAAAACAGAATACTCCCCAGGAGTGGCAGGTAAACAGCCGGACAGAATTGCCCTGCCTAAAACGAATGGCGAGGCTGAATGCTACAATGATACCGGTAAAGTATCTATACAACATTTTCATCGCTTTCGTAAATGCAACAACTTATGATCTAAACCACAACGGTCAAGTTGTTCACCTCGAGGCGGTGCTTAACGATGCATTCGATGACACGTTGCGAAGAATAGTGATAGTTGATGGCCCTGATGAAGAGCCTGTATATATTTATTTACCTGCAGAGCTGAAGCCAGTGCCATTATACACAACTGCTGAAGCAAAGCCAGTTTATCTATACACAGATGCGGAAATAGCAGCTCTCGGGCCAGACTTTATTGTGGAAATACCAGCCGCGGTTAGCTTTAATGCGCAGTACCTGGATGGCCTTATTCAGAAATATAAATTAACAAGCAAAACTTACTCAATTCTAATAGTATAATGGAACGTTACGACTTTACCCAACCTGGTGGGTTCCCTTTTGACCAGAATATTTTGAAGGACATGCAGGAGCAATACCTAACCATGATGCAAAAGCTGTGCGCCAACTTTGGTGCAGGGCCTTATATTATCAGCGGTATGGTTCAAGCAGGTGGAAATATCAGCGATGGTTGGTTCTTTTACAATGGCGATCTTGTCTCGTTCACCGGTGGGGTAATTCCAGTGCCCGGAGGGGGTTCTGTAGTGTTAGTTCAGATCACAAACGACACAGGTACTTTAGCCTTTGATGATGGAACTAATCCAGTTGTGAAAATCAGCCCAAGAGCCGCGCTTACCGTTGGTGCTACAGTAACCGATGCGACACATTTCCCTCTTACATCTCTTTTAACCTTCCCAAGCAGTTTTGCAACAATGATAAAAGATGCGGAAGTGCATCATGCAATAAGTGCAGCAGGGGCTACAATTACGGGAGATATCTACCAAAGGAATGACTTCCTTAATAAGACTGTGCGATTCAGGGGAGAATTAGAAATACATGCTGGAATTGCTTCATCCGGAGTGTATAATATATTGAACACTGGTGTTACCCCTCCCTCAAATGCGCCATTTATTGGAGTGGTAGATAACGGCATTTTTACAATTGATAGCTCGGGTAAAGATTACGTGGCAACTGTCCCATTTTATGTGGATGCAGCTGGAAATTTACAGGCAAGTGTTTTAAAGACGGGCACCAATTATTTCATTTCAATTAATGCAATAATTCCACTTGATTAACGATTTCTTTATTTGATGGGGAAACAAGCAAGAAAAGTAACCATTAGATAGAAGAATAAATGAAAACACCACTGACGTATTACGGAGGGAAGCAGAAGCTACTTCCCATCATTTTGCCGCTGATCCCGGATCATGTGCTTTACAATGAGCCATTTGCCGGTGGAGCGGCAGTGCTATTCGCCAAAGAGCCAAGCGAAATTGAGGTATTGAATGATACCAATAAGGAACTGATCAATTTCTATAAGGTTGTACAGCAGGATTTTATTAGTCTCGAGAAGCGAATCAGGATTACATTACATTCCAGGAAACAACACCATAATGCCGGTGTGATCTATGATAATCCCGACCTATTTAATGACCTCGACCGGGCATGGGCAGTATGGGTGCTGGCCAGCCAAAGCTTCAGCTCTATGCTTGACGGATCATGGGGGTATGACAAGACCAGGAATACTACCACGAAAAAGATAATTAACAAGGGGAAGCTTTTTACTGAGGAATACGCGATCAGGCTGCAGAATGTTCAACTTGAATGTGCCGATGCGCTGTATATCATAAAGAGCCGGGATACTAAAGACACTTTCCATTATTGCGATCCACCATACTTTAACAGCGATTGCGGTCATTATGCGGGGTATAATGAACTTGCATTTAAGGCGCTATTAGAGGCGCTCAGTTCAATAAAAGGCAAGTTCCTATTATCATCATACCCATCCGATCTATTGGCCGGTTATACCAAAAAGAATGGCTGGAATACCAAGACTATTCAGCAAAAGGTATCAGTAAATAAAGGCTCGGGTCGTGGAAAGATTAAGACTGAGGTGATGACGGCCAATTATGAGATTTAGTAATGTCACCCGGACACTGCAAAAAGGCGCGAACCATTCTAACAGCTTGAGGCCGAAGCCTCTGTCCGGGTGGTTTCCTTTATTATGGGGAAAACAAGCCAGGATAGTGGCCATTAGAATGGTTCGCGGCGTGAAGATAATGATTGTTTAAACTGCAAAAAAATGCCGTTTCAACAGGCTTGCAATAACATATCCACATTTTTTGTTCATCTCACATGGTGGTACTTATTTAGTAGGTATGGAATGGCAACAAATCAGCAAAAACAGGTTTTATATAGCTCACGAAAGATGGGTGTTTAAAAAGGTAATATATCCCGGTTTTACTACGTTTCAGATATGGGATCAGGAGGAGATGATCTACAATACCAAGCGTGAGTTCGACTTCCTCAAGAAGTACAAGCAAGTGGTAACCAAGGGCTTTTTGAAGACTGGTTTATACTGAAAATGTGGATAAGTGCCAGTGGGAGGAAAACTGTAAAATTGTCTCAAATGGTCTTGGGAAGTTGTTACAAATGGTTTTGGCGATTATATCTGCAAATTCCGATTCTCACAAAAAAATATTTCCTCTTTTAGGAAATAGTCCTCTTAAACCATTGTCTATGGCTCATATTACTATTTCCGCTTGCGGAAAAAAGCGGAAGTGAGTGGAAATTTTCAACGCTTTCATGCTACTTATTCACATTGTCAAAATAATGGTGGAAATCCTCCGGTTTTAAGCTTAATCATGGGCATTTTTCGGTATATTTGCAGACTATTTTTTAACGCCCAGATATGGATCAAAATAACGCAGATTTAACCCCGCAAGAGTCGTCAGAAGAAACCAATAAAATAGTACCAGTTAACATAGAGGAGCAGATGAAAACTGCATATATAGATTACTCTATGTCTGTAATAGTTGGGCGTGCCTTGCCTGACGTACGCGATGGTTTAAAACCTGTTCATCGCCGTGTGCTTTTTGCCATGCATGAACTTGGAAATACATATAATAAACCTTACAAGAAATGTGCCCGCATAGTCGGTGAGGTTTTAGGAAAATACCATCCGCATGGCGATACTGCCGTTTATGATGCAATGGTTCGTATGGCTCAACCATGGAGCATGCGCTACATGCTGGTGGATGGTCAGGGTAACTATGGTAGCCAGGATGGTGATGGACCGGCGGCTATGCGTTATACTGAGGCCCGCTTGCAACGTGTTGCGGAAAGTATGCTGGATGATCTGGACAAAGAGACTGTAGACTTTTCTTTGAACTTTGATGATTCATTGCAGGAGCCCACAGTTCTACCAAGCCGTATTCCCCAATTATTGGTAAATGGTTCATCTGGTATTGCTGTTGGTATGGCAACTAATATGATGCCGCATAATCTTTCCGAGGTAATAGATGGCTGCATTGCATACATTGATAATAAGGAAGTTACGATAGATGAGTTGATGAAACACGTTAAAGCTCCTGATTTCCCTACAAGGGGTATTATTTATGGAATGGAGGGTGTTAAACAGGCCATGCATACAGGTAGGGGTAGAGTGGTACTTCGCGGAAAAGTAAATGTAGAGACTTTAAAATCGGGCAAAGAACAAATAGTCATTACCGAAGTTCCATACCAGGTAAGCCGCGATGCTCTTGCTGAAAAAATCGGGTTACTTGTTAATAATAAACAGATAGAAGGTATAACTCACGTCGCCAACGAATCCAATAAAGAAGGCACTCGTATAGTAATTGAGTTGCGCCGCGATGCAGTTGCTCAGGTCATCATTAACCAGCTATACAAATTTAGCGAGCTCGAAACTTCATACGGTATCAACAATGTGGCTTTGGTTAATGGCCGCCCCCGCACTTTAAATCTCAAAGATCTCGTAAGCGAGTTTGTAATATTCCGTCACGAGGTAGTAGTTCGACGTACACAGTTCGAATTGCGAGAAGCTGAGAAGCGGGCACATATTTTAGAAGGCTACCTTATCGCTCTTGATCATTTAGATGAGGTGATCACCCTAATTCGTAATTCAGCTAATCCTGATATTGCAAAGGATGGTTTGATGAGCCAGTTTGGCATGACTGATATTCAGGCGAAAGCGGTATTGGAACTACGCCTGCAGCGTCTTACAGGCATGGAACGTGATAAGATCCGTGAAGAACATGCAGAATTAATGAAGCACATAGCTTATCTGAAGGAGATTTTAGCGGATGAAGGCTTGCGTTATAAGATCATAAAAGATGAATTAACTGAAGTTAAGACCAAGTTTGGTGATGAGCGCAGAAGTGAGATACACTACATGGCTGATGAGATGAGTATAGAAGACCTTATTGAAGAGGAGGATGTGGTCATCACAGTTTCTCACATGGGATATATTAAGCGTACACCTGCTGCAGAATATCGTGCGCAGCGTCGGGGAGGTCGTGGGGTAATGGGTGGTAAAACGCGTGATGAGGATTACATAGAGCATTTGTTTATTGCCTCAACGCATCATACGCTGCTTTTCTTTACCGAAAAAGGACGCTGTTACTGGCTGAAAGTATATGAAATACCAGATGGTGATAAGACCTCTAAAGGACGGGCTATACAAAACCTTATACAAATTCCACAGGACGACAAGATCAGGACCATTATTGATGTGCCTAAACTGGAAGAAAAAGAGGCTTTAGCCGGTAAATATGTGGTGCTTTGTACTAAAAAAGGTATCATCAAAAAAACCGACCTGGAAGACTTTAGCCGTCCGCGTCAGAATGGTATAATAGCGATCACTATATTGGACGATGATCAGCTACTAGATGTTTCTTTAACAGATGGCGACAGCTATATCATGATGGCAGTAAAGAGCGGAAGGGCTATCTCCTTTGAGGAAAGTAAAGTTCGTTCTACAGGCCGTGGCGCCATAGGCGTTGCAGGCATTGAATTGGATGACGCTAATGATGAAGTGATTGGGATGATATGCCTGCCTAAAAACGAGCAGAATAAACAAATCCTTGTTGTATCCGAAAAAGGTTTAGGAAAACGCACACCATTCTTTGAAACAGTAGAGGGAACAAATAACATAGTTCCTTCTTATCGTGTTACAAATCGTGGTGGCAAAGGCGTAAAGACTATAAACATAACAGAAAAAACAGGCTTTCTCGTAGGCTTATTGGCTGTTGAAGAGAAAGATGACCTAATGATCACTTGCAAATCCGGCGTAACCATACGGATGAAGGTAGTTGATATACGTGAAGCCGGTAGGGCTACACAGGGTGTTAAACTGATCAACCTGGACGAGGGTGATGAAATTGCCGCAATAGCCCGCATACAAGAGCAGGAGGATGAAACCGGGGAAACTTCTGGCAATGGTGATGAAATACCGGCGGTGGAGTAA